GTGACACCATCGTTGACCTCAAGCAGGTGAAAGTTGGTGATTACGTAGAAACCGATAAAAAATCAGCTCTGCTGTTGATCGGTATTCAGAAGGCCATTCCCGCTCCACTTTCTCAGGAAGTTGTTGTTACGGCTGACGAGCAGCCGGATCCTGTTCAAAGCAAACCCGCTCCCAAACGGAGAAAGACCAATGATCCACAACCTCGGGTCTAAGACCTACATCCAGAGCCTTCTGGCTGCTGATTCCCGCACCGCTACTGCCACCGGCACCGGTTTCGATCTGCAAGGTTCGAACGATGCTGAAGGCGAAGCCATCGTGATCCTCGATTGCGAAGCTGGTAGCGGCACCACCCCTACCCTGAACGTCAAACTTCAGGATTCGGCTGACAACTCCGCTTGGGCTGACATCACCGGCAAGACCTTCACTCAGGTCACCGATGCTGCTGCTGCCTTCGAGAAGATCAGCATCAACACCAACGATGTGCGCCGTTATGTGCGTGCTGTCGGTACTCAAGCTGGCACCAACCCTGTGTTTGTGTACGGCGTCTCGCTGGTTTACAGCAAGAAGTACGGCAACTGATCCTGATGGCGTTTCCTGAACTGCCAGATGCTTTCCTGAACGAGTTTGGCGTTACCTGCCAAATTGGTGCTGGTACTGCGTTCCTTGGCATTCTGGATTCGCCAATGGATGTGATCGCGGGCGGTATGGCGCTGTCTCGGGAGTACTTGCTTACGGCAAAGACTTCTGATGTCAGCACTGCCGCTCGCGGCACTTCTATTACGGTTGATTCCGCGTCTTACACCGTGCGTGAGAATCGCCCTGTTGATGACGGTGTGTTTTCTGAGTTGTTGCTGAGCAAAGTCTGATGGCACGCGTACTTGGTCTCAGCGGCGAACTTTCTGACAACATTCATTCTTTCGCCACCATTTCCACGGTCAGCACAACAGAGTCCGTGGAAGTGCAGGCAACTTTATTCACGTTTCAGCATGTCGTGACCGGCGGCAGTGTGACCTTCAAGGAGCAGGGAAGCCTTGATGGCACAAATTGGTATGACCTTGCTGATGCAAAACAAAAAAGCGCCGGAACCTTTTGCGAACACTATGACGGCATCATGGCTCGTTATATCCGCGTCAATGTGACGGCAATTGAAACCGGTCGCACAATTACTTCCACCTTGGCTTGCACCTGATGGCTGACACACGTCGCGAATTGATCCTTGCTCGCATTGCTAGCAATTTGAGCAGCATCACCGGTGCAACGGTCTACCGCAGTCGTGTGGAGCCTCTGGCACGTGGTGAGGTGCCTGCTGTCATCGTGGAGCCGGTCAACGATCAACCGATTGACACCAACTTTTACGACAAGTTGGACTGGACGATGCGGGTCAGGATCACCACCCTTGTTCGCGCTGCTATCCCTGATGACGACTCAGATACCTACACGCAACAGGTGCATCAAAAATTGATGGCTGATCAAACCGTAAACGGTTATGCACTTGACTTGACACCTGACCGTACTGACTTCAGTCTTTATGAAGCTGATGTGCCTTTGGGTATCATTAGCCAAGACTTCCTTGTGCGGTATCGCACGAGCAGGACTTCATTAACTAGCGCCTAACATCATGGCTAAGATTGAAAGGGAAGTTCCCAATCCCGGAGTGGGCGGCAGCTATTTGTTTGACCCTAAGTCTGGGAAGCTTACACTGATCACAGAAACCGCCGCTCCTACCACCGATGGCACTGACTCGGAAGAAGTTTCTGATCGCGAAGATTGAGTCAACCTATGGGACTGACCCTAGTCCTGTCGGCGGTTCTGACGCGGTTCAAGTTACCAACCTTGAGGTAACTCCGATTGAATCGGACAATGTGCAACCTGCCTCTTATCAGGGGTTCATTGGTAACAGCACCCGCAGCACTCTGGTTGCCAACAAGCGCGTCAGCGTGACCTTTGATGTTGAGTTGGCTGGTTCTGGCACTGCTGGCACCGCTCCTGCCTTCGGTCCGCTGCTGAAGTCCTGCGGTCTGAGCGAGACGATTGTTTCTTCCACCTCGGTGACCTACGCCCCGGTGAGCAGCAGCTTCAGCTCCGCCACGATCTACTGCTTCTACGACGGCACCCGTCACAAGATTACCGGCGCACGCGGCACTGTGAGCTTCAACCTGACTGCTGGTCAGTTTGCTGTTGCCAGCTTCCAGTTCATCGGCATCTACAACGCCCCTGACGACACTGCCCTGTCTGGCTCCTTCACCGTTGCCAACCAGGCTGCTGCCATTGAGGTCAACGACACCAACGTGACCACGGCCACCTTCCACGGTGTGACCAGCTCCCGCATTGAGTCGTTCGACATGGCGCTCAACAACGAGCTGCTGTACAAGGAGACCGCTTCCAACAAAGAGGTTCTGATCACCAACCGCGCCCCTGGTGGTACGGCTGTGATCGAGGCTCCTGCTGTTGGCACTACCGATTTCTTCGCCAAGGCCGTTGCCACTGCCACTGGTTCCACCAGCCTTGTGCTGGGCGCCACTGCCGGCAATATCGTGACTGTCAACGCAGCCCAGACCGATATCACCGGTTGCAGCTACGCTGATACTAACGGCGTAATCGCGCTGTCTATGCCGTACTTGGCTCTGCCCACCACGGCTGGCAACAACGAGATGTCGCTGGTGTTCTCCTGATCTCTGTTCATGGCCTTCGTCCTCAAGAAGACTGCTTCCTACAAGTGGGAAGTCAAAGTTGAGATCCCCGTTGATGGGAATCGCTTTGAGTCTCAAACGTTCGAGGCAGTCTTCAAGAAGATCAGTCGTTCGGCCTTCAATGCTCTTGTCGAGAAGGGTGATGACGCCCTGCTTGATGGGATCCTTGAAGGCTGGGATGGCATCAATGACGAGTCCGGCAAACCAGTTCCTTTCACTGAGAAGAACAAAAAGGAGCTGTGTGACGATCCCTACGTCATGAAGGCTTTGATTCAGGCGTATGCCGATAGCGTCACTGGGGCGCCGGCAAAAAACTAAAAGACGCCGCTGAGTACTGGGCGAAAGGCGGCGTTGTAGACGAACGTGAGGCCGACCTGAAGGCTCTTGGCGCAAGCGAGGAGCAGATCGCCGCTGCACGTCTGCAAGCTGTTCAGCAGGACTGTGAGATCTGGGAGGAGAACTGGGAGGTTGTGTTGATGTTCATCCGCATGTCGACGCAATGGCACACGAGCATGGCTGGATTGACGGGACTGATCTACCCGAGTTTGGAATGGCTCTGTAAGCTGTATTCAGTCAAGGATCCTGTTGCCATCTTCGAAGGCGTGCAGGTGATGGAAATGGCTGCCCTAGCCGTTCTGAACAGCAAACGCAAATGAGCCAAACCACTGAGCTGCTGCTGAGGATCAAGCAACAGGGCGGTGAACAGCTCACGAGGTTGTCTGGCAGCTTCAAGAATCTGGGACAACAAGCTGCGGCTGCAAATGTCAATTTCAAAGAAGTATCTGATGAACTAAAAAAAATTCAGCAAAGCTCTGCGAACAGCATTAACAATCTCAAGGGTTATGCGAATGCATGGCGTGAGATTGCAAATAGTGTTGAGATTGGAACTGCTGAATTCAAACAAGCAAACGCTGAAGCAGCGAAGCTTGAGGCTCAACTGAAAAAGGTGCAGCCCGGTGGTGGCACTGGTCGCCTGATGGGACTTGCTAGGGGCGCTGGCACGGTTGCTGCTGCTGGTGTGTTTGGTGGTCCGCTTGGTGCTGTTGGCGCTCTGGCTGGCGCACCGTTCGGCCTTGCTGGCATGGCTGCTGGTGGTGCGATTGGCGCCCAAGCCGGAATGATGGGGCAGCAGGTCGCAGGACTAGCCAGCTACACCGCGTCAATTGAAAGACAACGAACTGCATTGAAGCTGGTTACCGAGGATTCGGTTTCATACCAAAAAGCTCTTGATTTTATCAATGCAACCAGTCAACGGCTGGCCATTCCTCAAGAACTAATCACGCGTCAGTTCACGCAACTATCTGCCTCTGTCCTTGGCGCTGGTGGCAACGTCCGCGATGCCGAAAAAGCGTTCCTTGGTATTGCCGCTGGTATTCGCGGCACTGGCGGCAGCCTGCAGGACATGGAGGCCGCACTCCGTGCTACGGCTCAGGTCTTCAGCAAGGGCAAAGTTAGTGCAGAAGAACTTCGCCAGCAGATTGGCGAGCGTCTGCCCGGTGCATTCACCCTGTTTGCCAAGTCTGTTGGCATGACGCCGCAGGAGCTGGATAAGGCTCTTGAAGACGGCAAAGTCTCGCTACAGGACTTCCAGAAGTTCGCGGAAGAACTGTTCAAGCGTTACGGCAAGAGCGCGGAAATTATTGCTCAAGGACCGCAATCTGCTGGTGATCGCCTGCAGGCTTCGTTGTCAAAGTTGAGTGAAAGTGTTGGTCGCTTGCTGGCACCTATTGGCGCTGCATTTCAAACAATTTTTGCCGACATTGTTAATGCAATAACAAGAGCTGCAAATGCACTTGCCCGTTTCATGGGCATGAAATTTTACGATCCTGAGCGAATTGCGGATCTAGAGAAACGAATTAAAGGTGTCACGGCTGATTTGGCTGGACCGACAGATTCAATGACTGCTCGCCGGCGTGGCGTGCTAACTCAACTGCAAAGTGAATTGCGTCAAGAGCGTTCACGAATTCCTTCCGCTGGAGCAGGAACCACATCACGTCCCAGCGGTTTACCTGGCATCACTGCTGATGGTGGTGGCGGCGAAAGTAAAAAGGCCGAACAGGAAGCCAAGCGTCAAGAACGCCTACTGGAGCGTCGCAATGATCTCACCCGTCAAGCCGGTGAACTTGAGCGGCAACTGAATTTCAAAATCAACGAAACGGTTGAAGCACTGCAGGCATTGGGTGCAACTGCTTGGGAAAAGATTGAAAGCAATTACAACAAGTCCGTCAGGGAAGCTGGCAAGCAAACAGATGATCTTGCACGAAAAGTTTTTAATCTTGCACGAGAAGCCGCTCAGGCTGGCGGCAACCTCAATGAAGGTCCGCTGATTCAGGCTCTTCAACAACTTGAAGAAGCGTCAAATGAACTTGCAAAGGGTGAGACCGGTCAGGCCATGTCCGACTGGTTTGCTTCTACTGAAGATGGCTTCCGTAGTATCACTGAAAAGGTGTACGAGAACGCCCGTGCGATGCAGTACAACGCTGACGTAATGGGTGGTTTGAAAGACGGTCTTGTTGGTTACGCAAATAATGTTGGTACTGTTCGTGAGGCTTTTGCGTCACTGGCTGAACAAGGAATTAAGGGCGTAGAAAATTCAATTGTTGATCTTGCGACAACCGGCACCGCTAATTACCAAGCATTTGCTGTTGAAATTTTGAATCAGACAGCACGCATGATTATTCAGCAATTTGTTCTTAAGACAATTATGAGTTCACTGGGTTTCCTTGGTGGAGCGACCGGATCTGCTATTTCGCCTTTGGCTGGTGTTTCTCAGTACAACATGGGCGCTACATCGTTCAACCCGCTTGCGTTTACTGGTGGTTTCAAATTCGCGATGGGCGGCATTATGACTCCTAGCGGTCCAATGAAACTCAAGCGTTATGGCACCGGCGGCATTGCTTATGGTCCTCAGCTCGCCATGTACGGCGAAGGGAGCCGTCCTGAAGCCTATGTACCGCTGCCTGATGGCCGCACAATTCCTGTAACCATGAAGGGTGGTTCAGATATGGGCAGCGTTGTGGTGAACGTCGACGCAAGTGGT